TCGAACCTCAACAACCACCGTTCCAATGCCAACGACAACATCGGCGGTCGCTCCGCTTATATTCTACATTGTTTGCTACTGTAACAGAATAGGGTTATGTCTTACGGGACTTGACACAGAGTACAGATTATAAGGAGCCTGTTTCCATTCTCGGCAGAGAAGAAATAACATTTTCTGTGGAGGCGGAAACGTCACACACAGAGGTTTTTATGAGTGAAGTACATTCTAAACCAAAGATTATAGATAACGCATGGGAAACGATATGTAGTTATCCAAGTTTGCTTAAAGCCCATGAGAACGCCAGGAAGGGCAAAAGATACCGGGCGGAAGTACTGGGCTTTACAGCAAGGCTTGAAGATTATCTCTTACAGATCCGTGACAAGCTTCTTGATGGGAGCTATGAGCTGGGGCCGTACCGGAAGCTATGGGTTAGCATACCGAAGAAACGGCTTGTAATGGCTTTACCGTACATGGACAGAATTGTACAGTGGGCCATATACCAATACATCAATCCGATATTTGACAAGATGATGATAGAGGATTCCTACGCTTGCAGGATACACAAAGGAAGCCACAAGGCAGCACACAAGCTACAATACTGGATGCGGCAGGTGGACAGAAAACCGGGCGACGGATGGTATTATCTGAAATTAGATATAAGCAAATTCTTTTACAGAGTTGACCATGAAGTATTGCTAAGGACTCTCGGACGGAAGATAACAGATAAAAGGTTGATGGACTGCTTAAGAGGGATAGTCAATAGCAGAGCTGAACCATTCGGACTACCTAAAGGCAAAAGTCCACAAGAGGTACCACCGGGCGAATGGTTGTATGAAGTCGGTATGCCAATAGGCAATCTAACAAGCCAGATGTTCGCAAACATATATTTGAACGAGCTTGACCAGTACTGCAAGCACAAGCTGAGGATACATTACTATGTCAGATACATGGATGATATAGTGATACTCGGAAAGACAAAGGAAGAACTAAAGACGGTACTTGAAAGCGTGAGGCACTTCCTGAGTGAAGAGCTGCATCTTGAACTAAACAAGAAAACTTGCATAAGGCCTGTTCGGTGTGGTTTAGAATTTGTAGGGTTGAGGATAACGACAAAGAGAATAAAGCTCCGGAAGAGTACAACAATGAGGATAAAGAAAGAGTTTAAAGGGATATGCGACAAGTACTCCGACGGAAGATTGAACAAGGAAGCGTTTGAGCGTAGAGTAGCAAGCCTTAAAGGTCTAATGATACACGCCGACACAAGGAAATTGAAAGACAGATTAAACGGGATATACTTAAGGGCTATGGCCAAAAAGCAGGAGAAGGAAGAACAGAAAAGGGAAGATGGACGATATAGCGGAATTGGTGGACAATCTGAATGAGATTATAAAGATACAAGGGAACATGATTGAAAAGCTGACAATTAAGCTCCTGGAATATATGGAGATTGAAGATATAGATAAAATGATGGACGGCAAGGAAGAAGTAGAAAGGTTGCTTGACAGATGGAAAACGTAGCAGGCTTATTACTGGTAATCGTAGTATTCATTATGGGTTATGTGCTGGGATATAACAGCAACGATAATGACAAACAATAAAAAACAAAGGAGGGACATCACATGAAGATTCCAGACAAAGTTTATGACATCTTGAAATGGATCGCTTTAATCTGCATCCCGGCAATAGTAACATTTTTGTCGGTAGTTTTGGGAGTACTTGAAGTAGATCCTAAGACAATCAACATTGTAGTAACTATCATAGCTGCCATTGGTACTTTGATAGGATCCTTGATAGGTGTCAGTACGGCAGCCTATAACAAGGACAAAGACAAAGGCGGTGATGCCGAATGACAAAAACATCAAAGGATAATGCCAAAAGCTATTATCAGAAGGTCAAGAAAAAAGGAACAATCTATGTTTGGGGTATGAACTACCCGACAATAATCACGAAAGAAAGCATAGAGAAAGCATACAGGGACAACGGCACAGAGAAATATAACAAGTCCTACTACACAAACAAGCTGAACGAAGGGAAGGGCAAGCCCGGATCAGACTGCTCCGGTATGCACTATGGGTTATCAGGATATGACACAACGGCTCAGGGATATTATAAACGGTGCGAGACAAGAGGGAACTTTGCTTCTATGCCTATTGATGATATCGTACTTCTGTTTAAGGGTAAATCTGCATCGGACATAACCCATACCGGCGTTTATCTCGGCAACGGTTTATGTATTCACATGAAGTCAAGCCTTGCGAACTGCGTACAGGAATCAGTTGACAAGCACGGATGGACACACTGGGGCCGCCCGGACTTCATAGACTACAACACAGTATTAAAGGCAGCAAAGCCGGTACTCACAAGAGAACTTCTTAATGCCTGCATCGGTGTTGACGTTAAATTCTTGCAAACACTTCTCAGAAGCAAGGGTTATGACTGCGGCAAGGTTGACGGTGACTTTGGCGGAAAGACCGAAAAAGCTGTATTGAAATTCCAGAACGACAACAGACTTACAGTAGATGGTATCGTTGGAAAGAACACGGCTAAGAAACTTGGCTTTAAGTGGGGAGGTGCTTAAGAAATGGAGCTGACAATAGCAATACTCGGAAGCTCGGTTTTAGCAACTCTTATATCCGGGATCTTCCAGGTAGTAAACAACCGCAAGTCTAAAGTAGGAAAACTGGAGAATGGAATGAGCCTCTTACTTCTCTCTGCAATTATTGAGGACGGAAAGAAGCTACAGAAGCAAGGAAAGATATCAAAGACAGATCACGATATCTTCATGGCAAAATATGAGGCTTACAAGTCTTTAGGCGGTGACGGATGGGCCGACAGTGTAATGTCTGAAGTAACGAAGCTACACATTGATTATACTATTTGACATAGGTGTAAAGATATGCTATCATTAGCACGGCAAGATACGGTAGATGGTGCGAATGGTGGCATATTTTTATTGCTCAGGTCACAAAGATGTCACATTAAAAACGGAGAAACCCTTACAGCACAAGGCTTTTATGGGTATGTGTGTTAGACTCGAAATCAGGTAGGCGGCAACGTCTCGTGGGTTCGAATCCCACCCACTCCGCTAATAAGAAAACCCTTGAAAATAGGCACTTTTCAAGGGTTTTTATTATGCTCTTTTGGCGGCAAAAACTATATAAAACTATGCAAATTTGTACAAAACTATGTGTCACACTCGTGTCCGAAGAAGCCCATTTTTCAAGGGTTTTCGAATTGGGATTTTCAGGTATGTCACAAAAGTGTCACACAAAACAGAAGTAAGAATCGCTCAGTCAAAAGCCTTGGCCAGCTTGTCGGTCACACGTTCCTTCAGCTCGTCAAGGTGAGCATAGATTTTCATAATCATAGTAGTGTCTTTGTGGCCCATAAGCTTTGCGGCCATCTTTATAGAAACATCAGAATAGTAAAGAGTAGTAGCATAGTTATGTCTGAAGATGTGGGCGGTCAGTGCGTTAGCAGTCGGAGCTAACGGCACAAGCCCTTTTTTAATTCTGCGGAAGAAGTTTTGATATGCTGTCCGGCTGAATGGTATCTCGGATCCTTCATTCCGGAACAAGAAGCCTTCTTTACCTGCCGTGTAGCTCTTCAGGAAGTCCACACATTGAGGCGGCAGCGGAACGGAACGGAGCGAGTATTCATTCTTGGCCATGTCATAATTTACAATAGCATGATTACCGTCAAAGACAACAACCTTATTAACCGATACAGTACAATTCACAAAATCAAAATCTTCAGGACGTAAGGCAAGGGCCTCTTCTCTTCTCAGTCCGGTATAGAAGATCACATATAGAAATGCCTTCTCCTGGTCGGGCAGCGGTGCCGATTGTATAGCAGCCTTTTCTTGCGGAGTACAAGCCCTTTTCTCGACAACCTTCTTTTGCTTTGGCAGATTTAATCTCTTAAAGTTTATGTTAGTGTTAGGAAGTCCATCATCAGCTGCCGACTCGTATATCTGCCGGAGCGTCAGACGGATCTTATTACAGGTGTTAGCATGGGAAAAATTCAGATTGATTATATCCTGCAACCGCTGGCGGTCAATCTCTGAAAAATATAATTGTCCAATCTCAGGTAGGATATGTTTGTCAAGCATCAGACGGTACATATTGACGGTATTAACACTTTTACCTTTCTTTGTTTCCATCCATCGCTTGCTATAAGATTCAAAAGTGATATCATCATCCGGGACAGAAGCTTTTATTTTCTGTTCCTGCTGGAATTGAAATACAAGGCGGTCAAGCTCTTTAATGCTTTTCGCCCTTATAGCTTTTCTGAGACGTTTCCCAGTGACGGGATCCCGGCCATAAGTTAGCCGCTTCTCATAATAGCCGCTGCTATTCTTTTTCATAATGTTTACCTCACTTTTCCTCTGGGTTAGCCTCTAAAAATTTGGCGTATGCTAAAAGCCTTCTTATAAAAGAAGCGTCATGCGGTTTTTCCATAAGGATCCTAAGCTGGTATTCATCGTTGAAGTTTTCGGAGTGCTTGTCAATTAGATCAGATATTCTACAATCAAAGTATTCCGTTAAAGTGTTGAGCATCTTAAAACCGGGGATCACTTTACCAACACACCATGTATTAAAAGTAGTATGTGGTATATCTAAGTCATCAGCAATTTCAGCCTGGCTCTTTTGTTTTAGATTGATAAAGTAATTGAGATTTTCCCCGAAAATTTGTCTTTGTTCCTTATCTGTCATCCCTTATTCTCCTTTCGCAAACAGCGTGTGCAATGATATTATCGGACAATATACGCAAAAAATCAAGAGCATATAAAAAAATATTTTTATTTTGGTATTGACAATCCTACGAAATCGTAGTATTATGTCGTATGAAGGGAGGTGACAAGATGCCTGAAATTAAGATTAGACTTGCAGCAGTTAGAGTAAATGCAAACATGACACAAGAGGCATGGGCTAAGGAATTAGGCGTTGATAAGCAGACTGTATGTAACTGGGAAAATGGAAAGACAGAGCCTAAGATTAACCAGCTTAAGCTCATGTCTCAGATGTCCGGTATACCTATGGACTGTTTTTCTTTTTAAAATTAAATCCTATAATATCGTAGGATACTAAAAAAGGGGTAGATATGGACACTAAGAAATTAAACGGAATATGGCGGTGCATGAAATACCGATGCCATTCTAAAAGCCCGAACAATCCTTATGCTAAAAACTATCGTGATCGAGGCATTACGGTATGCGAAGAGTGGAGAGAAAGTTTTGAAGCTTTTTCCGAGTGGGCTTTAGCTAACGGATATCAAGTAGGGCTTACGATTGACAGAATCAATGCAGATGGGAACTATGAACCAGCAAATTGCAGATGGGTTACGGCATCCGAAAACTCAAAAGGCAGCAGAGGAACAAAAGGACTAAAGATAGAAACAAAGACAGCCAAAACAGAGAAGGCACCGGAACGCAAAGGACAATTTACAACAGAAGGCATGATTAAAGCTATGCTTAAGGCATTACCATATATGGGCGAAAGAGAATTAGCTCATGCAACCGGATATTTCACAGGGATTTATGAAATATGCGAAGCCAAGGGAATTACGCCAGATGAAATCGAGTAAGTTGTACCGGTGCAACAAGTAGGGTGGTGATTATATGGAGAAAAAATACCACAAGGTCGCTGAGGTAGCAGCCATAACGGGCCTGAGTAAAAATACAATCCGGGACTATTGCAACGCAAGAGGTCAAAGGTTTGCGTTTAAGCCAAAGGGAAATACAAGCCCGTACCTGATCGACCTACCAAAATTTATAGACTATGTGGAAAGAACAAGGAGCTACGCAAAGTGAATAAGAAAACAATATTGAAGGCAGCAGTCGCATTTATTCTTACCTTTGTTTTGATCTTGGTTATAGGCAGCTGTAATCAAAAGATAAATGCTAAAAGCAAGAACAAAGTTGAAAAGACGGATGCCGCCGAAGAGCAGGAAGAAACCGAAAACAAAAAGAAAACCGAGGCAACCGAAGGATCAAGACCGCTGGCCGGACTTTCATTGTACTTGCAAAAGGCAGCAGAGAAGAAAGTCAACATATTAAAGATACTTCTTGACCGCTGGCAGCAGGAGCAGGACGATATCAGCTTATTAGCTGAAGTAATCTATCACGAAAATTGGCACACAGATAAAGATCATCTTGCCGCATACTACACCGGGGCCGTTGTGATGAACAGAGTTAAAAGGGATGATCCCTGGTTACACTTGAATGGAGATAAGACGGTATATGATGTAGTTTATGCCAAAGGGCAGTATTCAACGACAAAGAAGTTTTATACGGTGGAGTTGCCGGAAGAATGCTACGAAATGGCAAGAGACATCTATAGAAATGGGACTCCTGATGTGCCGGAAACGGTGATCTTTCAAGCGACATTCAAGCAAAATAAGATATGGAAAGTAATCAATGGCGAATATTTCTGTTTTGGGTGAGGTAGAGACTATGGAAAATAAGAATCCTGGCGAGTGGCGGCTATTTATGCAGTACATAAACGGTGAGCCTATGTATATTGTAGGCAGGCAAAGAGACATGAACACGGTATTACATTCCGGGAATATAGAATACAGAGGAAAATATACCAAACGAGAAGAAGCCGAGAAATTAAGGCAGCAGTTATTGAGGGGTGAGGCCGAGTGATGGATCGCACCATCGAAGAAATGAAGCTTGACATTATCAGCTGGCGATTAGAAGGAGCAGAACGGGCAGCAGAGCAGGAATTTAAGGAGCTGTGCAGGGAGAAACCGAGAGAGTACGGCGACAAGCCCGGATGCAAAAGATTAAATACCTATAAGGCAGAGTTTTATAAATACCTTGTGGAAGATGTTTTATATATTATCGACGAGTCCGGCAACCAGATAAGAAAAGAATGGGAGCAGGAAAGTATAAGAAGGAACGAAAGAGAGGTTAAGTATGCAGAATAATTATTATATGCCTTATCACAAACCGGAGAAACAGAGAGTATGCCTTGACGATATCCTTACAGCGTTCGCTTTGATATCGCTTGTGGCGGCAATTATTTACATGGTTGGCATAGCCGGGGGCGTAGAGATGAATACCATAACCCTGGCAGGAGCAGTAAAAAGGTTTATTGTAGCAATAGTTATTCTTGCTGTTGATGTCCTGATCCTTTGGAAAACGGAAAGAGACGAGGAAGGCGAATATGACAGGCTGTGAAATAAAAAAGCAGCTGGAGGTTAATCAGCTGCCGGGTGGTGTAGTTTTGTAATATTTATTGGGGTAAACATTAGGTCAACTACTATATATAGTATATACCATCCGGCAGAGGATGTCAAGAAGAATATATATTTTCGGTAAGTAAAAGCAAATCTTTAGGAAGTTAAACCTTTTATGGTTGAAGGGTTACGGAGCAGGCAAAAGAAGAGAAGCCGCCGACCGTTTTCAAGAGTTCATAAAGGGGTACACTTAAGGACAGAGGTTAAAATTATTACTGTTTTATTCTGAGTTTAAGGGTGGTGGTAATTTTGTATGTCGAGGCGGTATGTGTGGCAGGTGCCACAGTAGAGATAGAGAGATATTACACGGGGCAGTATCGGAAGCAGGGGCAGAAGAGGAAGCCCAAACAGAAGGAGTCATCCGAAGAGGTAAAGGCGAAGTATAACCGGAGGGCAGAAAAAAAGTTAAGGCGGTTGATAAACGCTAACTTCAGTCCGGGGGACTATCACCTGACGTTATCCTACAAAAAGAATAAAGGGGATCCTGAGAGAAGCCCGGAGGAAATGAAAGAGGATATCCGGAAATTCCTACGAGGCATGAGAAAGGATTGCAAGGATAGAGGAATAGAATTGAAGTATATCCATGTGCCTGAGATCGGAGAAAAAGGAGCAAGGCATCATCACTTAGTAATAAACAAAGTTGATACGGATATCATAAGCAAAAATTGGAAGTGGGG